CCGTTTTGCAATGGCAACCTGCGTTTGTGTCAGCACGATCTTTTTAGGCGCAGTGCTGCGCGTTGCAGGGGCGACTACATTTGCCTTTTTGCGGGGCTTATCTTCCACTTGCTCGGGTTCATCAAAGGAAAATTCCTCTGGGAACACAGTTCGCATACGGGAATTAATCTTCTCGTAGTACTCATCACTTCTAGGGTCTACACCCTGTTTTACTAACTTCTGGTGCAACCCCAACGCAAAACTTGTCATTTCGTCGTCTGATCCGAACCATGAGTTGTCTTGTTGCCATCTCACAGCTTTATCATCAGCAGACGGTGCTGGGGTGTATTGTTGCTGTTGTACTACTTCTTCCTGCTTTTGTACAGGGGGGAGTTTAAAATTACTTAGCCTGTCAGCTTTAATCTTTGCTGACGTTAGAGCGTCTTGAGCAGCCAATACTTCATCGGAATCTCCAGACTCATAAGCCTGTTTATACCTAAGTTTAGCTTGCTCAACCTCAGCATTAGTGGCTCTCTTAGCTTGATCCAATAGAACTTCTTGGTTCTTACCAACAGTACCTTTGAGGGTTTTGTTTTCTTCCACGAGCTGTTGAGCGATACGCAAGGCTTCTTCTTTCTCTCGGAAAGCTGTCTCTTTTGCGCGACGTTCATCGTGATAACCCTTACTAAAATGCTGTAAGCGCTTACGAACTTTTTCAGAATAGTCCTCTAATTCATCGTCTGTGATGTCTTCTGGGGGATCTGAAGGTTTACGGTTACGGTCTTTCTTAGGCGTATCATCTACAACCTCAATCTCGACCTCTGCTGTTTCAGCTTTTTGCTTAACAGGCTTCTCTTCCTCGACAACTACTTCAACTTTTTCAGATTCTCGCCCTTCAACTTCGAGCTTAAATTCTTCTTTGTCTGGATCGGGGAAGTCAAATTCGACTTTTTGCATACCCATTATGTATTTCCTTTGCACGCTATACGCGGATTAAGTTGCACGAGTGATGCCCTTTGGATCTGGAACAACGGCTTCGATAGAATCGTCGTTTAATAGACGTAACTCTTGGCCATTGACTTTGAACCGAGTGCCTGAGTTTGGACGAAACATTACAAAATCGCCAATACTGCACCACGGGCCGTTAGGGAAACGCTCTTTATCGCTATATGCTTCTGCACCCATATCAAGAACTATACCCATCGTAGATAGGATTCGCTCTTCGTTTAAGGTGCGGTCTGCTTTGACAATTCCGGATTCATACTTTTCCTCAACTGTTGGGAGAGCAATAAGCACTCTGTATCCAACCGGCTTGGGGATTTGTTGTTCCATTTCTTCGTCAGTTACTACGACTTGTTCAGTCATTTTCGTCATCCATAAAGTTGCGCATAAGATCACCTACTTCTCGCTGTGCGACACTTAGACCTTGGATAAGGCCACACAGATTCTTGTAATGGGAAAAGTCTTTACAACCCCCATCAGCAAGGAACTCCATAGCAGAGCGTTTATGCTCGTCAATTTTTTCATTTAGAACGTCAAAGACGGTTTTTGCCATCATTACACTCCGGTTCTAGGCTTTCCCTGTTGTGCTAAAACAGTTTTCATCAAATCCATCTTAGCCCGTTGTTCAGCCTGAGTTTGCTGCGAGGATACTCGCGTTTTTTCCTTCTCTGCTTCTACTGCCACCTTCACTTTTTCAAGCTCAAGTTTCTCTTGTGCAAGCGCAATATCTGCCTGATCTTTCTGGGTTTTGCGCTGAATGTCTGACTGCTTAATCTGCACCTCTGCCTGCTGCAATTGGAAGAGGGGGTCTTGTTGTTGCTGCTGTGCTTGTTGCTGCGCAGCTTCCTGCTGGTGAATCTGTGTGAGCTGTTGTCCAGCTTGAGCCACAAGACGCGCCAATTGAATTTCAATTTCTTCTGGTAACTCTTCATCGGGCATTGGCAATGGAGCGCCAAGTCTTTCTTCAATTTGCTTGCGATACTTAAATGCTAAGTGTTCCGCAATGTGTGCCTGCAAGGAAGCCATTAACTGCTGAGCCATTGGATTTTGCCCAATAGTTTGTGCAATCATCGGGTCTTGCATGAAGGATTGGTGTGTTGCGATATGAGCGTCTTGATCTTGGTAGATAAAAGCTTTGACTGGTTTTCCAACAAGAATTGCCATGTTCTCCGAGACTGGATCGCGCGGCTTTTGGTCTTCTGTAGTCGGCACAAGCTTGTCGGCATTTTTAATCCCCAATACATCAATCATCTGACGGTGAAGTTGTGGCAAGTCATAAATCTGCGGAGCTTGTTGCGCCATCTGTAGCACAGCTTGGTACTGAACGACTCGCTGCGCCATTGTGCTGCTGTTAGGGTCACTAACAGGTATAACCTCAACCATTTCATAATCTTGCTGACGCGCACGAGGCTCACCTTTATCTGGCTGATAGTCATACTCTGTAGGGGCGTAGTCGGCAATGATGTTCTTTAGAAGCTTAAACTCTTGCTTCATCGCATAGTGGACACGAGACTGCACTGCTGCCATAGGTTTGAGGGTTCGCTCAAGTAAGGCAAGAGTGGTTCCAACCGGAGCATTGGCGCTCATGTCGGAGATGTTCATGTCACTAATCGCACCTAAGCGACGGCCTTCAGTTGTAATCTGATTAAGCAATGCCAAAAGAACCTGTGATGGCTCTTTATACGGCATGGTCATAATGTTGTCTTTGATGCTACCGCTTGGTACATCTACGTCGCGGAACTCGCCCGGTGCAATCGGTGTATCGTCACCCTTTACGCGCAGACCGCGAGACTTAAGACCACCGGGAAGATTACTAAGAGTGCCAGCATCAACAAGCTGACGAATAATAGAAGTACCTGCACGGGCATATCCTCCGATAATATGTATCAGACCCATGCCATAGAAGCCAAATCCGGGTACATATACATAGTGTACAAAGTGCTGACGCTTAAGTCTTAACTCATCATCAGGGTTCCAGTTGCGGCGAATAGCCAATACAGTTGAAGTGCTTCGGTCAATTGTAATGACGTAAGGCTTAGCTAAATCATCGTCGTCCTCATCAATGCCATCAATAACATAGTCAATATGAATCTCGCACAATGAGTAGCGATTATCTTCACTTAAAGTAAAACCGCCTTCCTCTGCCTTGCGCTCTTCAATATCTGTATGAAAGGTTACAGGCTCACCCAGCTCTATATCACGGTAGAAGCCATTAGCTTGTAGTTTCTTAACTTCGTTCTTGGTCTTGCGCATGATGTGTGTCACACGCTCAGCACTCTCAATATGAGATTCGCCGTAAGGAACGATAACGTCTTCAGCAGGAATGTAGATAGATACCTGACGACCCAAGTTTGGATCATAGTAAACTTTCTTAAAGGCAGATCCAGCCAAGCCAAGTGAGTACAGCGCACGTTCATGTTCAGGGCGGTACTCAACCATACGGTCAGTTAACTGATAATTCATATCAGCTTGAACACGGTTCGCAGCCTCTTCTTTCTCTTTAGTAAGCTTACCGATAATCTGGGTCTTTACCGGCCCAGCCGCAGGGAAAGTCTCTGACATGGCTTCCGCTTGGAAGCGGATTGCTGCTTCGGCTAATACTGTTGAGTACACACCACAGGCATCTTGCCAAGGCTCTGTGCGCTCTTCGTATTTAAATCCTAAGACATCTAAACCTTTAACGTAAGTATCTGCCCAGTCTTTGCGGCTATTAACGTCTGCATCTACTAAACCTAATAAGTCAGAGGCTAAAGATTCTAGCTCACCCTCATCCATCTCTTCAGCTAAATTAGCATCAAACTCATCATCGACTTCTTTGCCCGGAATGAGTGTAATCTCTACGCTACCATCATCTAGCGTTACCATATCAGGATTGACAATCTCAATCTCTAACTCGTTCTCTGAGCTACCCCCCGTTTCCGGCAAGTCATCATCTATTCCCATTGGTGCCGAATACAAGCTTTTTTCAATCGCCATAATATATCCTTAGTAGTACCCACCACGGCGGGTTTTAAAATATTGAATGTCATCCGGTTCATCGGTCGGTAGTCGGATAAACCCGCCCTGTCTAAATCTCATCAGCGCCATAACCGTTGAGTCAACTAAGTCATCGTTACTCCCAAACGGGAACGCTGCAACCTCTTCGACCAACTCCTCAGCCCACCGAGATTGCGGAACCCACACCAGCCCCGATGCTACGATGTCTGCTACAGAGTTTAACCTAGCAAGTTTATCTCCGGTACCCCTATGTGGAGTATATT